AAACAATGGCACAATCATCCAAATTCTTAAGACTAGATGACGACATTCTAATGGAGTTCATGTATCATGATCAAAATGTTGATTATGTAGATGATGCAAAAATAGAAAACGACGACAACGGAAGTCAATTTAAATTTTTAAACACAGAGGCGTCTAATGATTCAGCCTCTAGATTCTTAATTCATGAATTAGGAGCAGACGTTGTTAACTTCAGTGTAAAGGTACAAGATGGTTATGTTTTTATTAATGACTTTGCATCCAGACAATTAGTTCTTAAAAACGGCAAAACTTATAAATTTAATTTATCAGATTCTACAATAGACAATATAGCTGGATTCACAATAAACGGTTCAACTACTCAATTAATCGGTAACACATACATATATACTCCTGGTGCTAATGGGAGATTTGAATATAAATATGAAAATTTAGCAGGTGATGATGCTAGAGGTGGAGAAATAAATGTAGGAAATAGAGCTAATCCTTTATTTGCTGAACCGGAACAAGAAACTGGAAATAGTATTAAAACAGCTGTCGGAGAGGTAGGAAGATATTATGGAGTTCCATCTGTATACGAAGGAAAATGGGCTCTATTGAAAAATGATTTAGCATATTTAGATAACTCGGAATGGAATGGAACTGATTCTTCGTTAGCAAACGTAAGCGACAATATAGTCGGAGATGTATGGTATGATACGATTAGGTTACATTTAAAAACAGGATTTTCATTTGCCGCAAGAGGTAAAGAAGGTTTCATGTTTCAAGTTAAAGTTAAAAGAGAAACAGGTGTTTATAATTATTTTACATCGATAGTATACTTAAATCATTCTAATTTTGAAATAAGTAATCCTAATTCATTTGTATTAGGAGATACTTCATATTCTAAATACATACAAATCAAAGTGCCTTCTTTAATTCATTTTGATGATTCTACTAAAAACGAAGATTTTCACGATGCTTTCTTTGGAACAAATGAAGATGCAATACTTAATTCAGCGAACTATGAAATAAGTTTAAAACTCATTAATACTATTTCTGAAGAAAACGGAATTGAATATATTAATGTAGAAGATACTATAGATACTACCGTTGCAAGAGAAGATGAATATCTGGATATAGCGGCTAATATAGAGGAAGTAGAAGATATGGATTATTTTCAAGTGTATGGAACCAAGGATGGTTCTAAACAGGGTTTTGAAAATTACATAAATGGAAGAATACAAACTTCAAGTGATGATATTATTATCTTTCATGATATAGAAGTTAGTGAACAGATAGGTTTAGATTTCCTAGATACATCTTCTATGACGTTTACTCAAACTGCGAATTATGAAGCTCCAATTCCATTTAGACCTATAATATTTAATGCTGATATATCTAGTTCTTTTTATATTAGACATACGATGAGAATTTATAACGAAACTGATAATACCCAAATTATTAAGGTTGCTACAATGACAGCATATAACCCTAAGAAATATGGAACCAGGATGGAAAAGATTAATCTTAGAAACGTAGATCCCACTATCATTTATAATAAATTACCTAACACTACGGTAAATAGAGAATTAAATCAATTTGTTAATTCTATTAGACCAAGTGTCGGAGAAACTAAATATGTTCCAGTCGCCTTAGATACTTATGGTATATTAGCGTCTGCAACTAATGTTTCAACTGATTTAACGGAAGCAGGTGAATTAGATAATATTAAATTCTTTAAAGAAGGTGAAGCTATTATAAAATTATCAATAGTATCTGATAACTTTGTAAAATTTAATATTGCACAAGCATACGGAGATGATAAAAAAGCAGTGTCACTGGTAAGTGCAGAAAATATAGTATTGATAATTAAGAGCAGATCCAACGAAAAAAGAATATTCCATGATCCATCGTTTCCTAATATAGATTTAGGATTAGGAGAAGTATTCTTCAAAATACCTAAAGCGACGGCAGTCAGTTTTGATAAAAAAGATGGGCAAATGTATTTTCAAGATAAATTTTATATTAATATAAAGAACGGAGAAAGCGAATCTTTATTGTATCACGGAAAAGTAGAAATTGTATAATGATATTAAATAGCAGAAATAATTTATTTAACTTTAAGTTTCCTAGAACCTTTATTCCAAAGGAAGTAGCTGACAAGTACAGATCATATCTTGGCAAAATGCCAGGTAACATAATTGAAGAACCTATTGATTTTGTCAATTATTCTATACAGGGTTTAAGTTTGCCGGGAATCAATTTTGATCCAATATCGCAATCCCCGAATGATGGAACTATTACATATCATAGAGGATCGATCCCTATTCAAAATACGATTGAACGTCAATTCTCTATAGAACTTCAATTATTAGACGGATATATTAATTATTGGATAATGCAAGATACTTTATTGTATTATTATTCTAAACAAGTCAGAGATCCATTTATTAATGATCTTAAGCTTCAAATAATGGATGCTGAGGGTATTCATTTGATGAGTGCAGTTTTCGAAAAACCTATTCTTAATTCGATATCAGAGTTAGAATTAAATATGTCTAGTAACATCGCAGATTTCTCTACATTTACGCTTAATTTTTACTATAATAAATTTAATATCATCTCAGAGATAGACGGTAAATAAACGAGATATATAATCCATAACAATATAGACCAATATAATGAAAACATTTTTTGAATACCTAAGTGAAGAGAATATAACTAAAGAGGAAATTACTCTATTAGAAGAATCTCTACAGTCTGAATGGACTGACGAATTAGAACAAAAGGTTGATGCTGCATTAGAAGAATTTACTAAACAATATGCAAACGAAGACGGAACGTTTGATTTTGATAGATTCAATGAGGAATTAACAAATGAAGGTTTCTTAGGTTCTATATTCGGTGGCCTTACAGGATTTGCTTTAGGTAAAACAATTGGTAAAACAGTTGCTAAAGTTCTAGGAATTCAAAGGGGTATTTTTTACGATTTATTAACCTCAAGATTAGTTGGTGCCGGATTGGGTGCTGCTATCGGAAAATCATTCTAATTTGAATTACGTATCAGTAGACTTCTCATTAAACTCACCCGGTATTTGTATATACCAGGACGACACTAACGAATATCATTTCATATCTTATATAAAGGAAGGACAGGGCACGAAGAAAGAGCGTGCATGGCAGGAAGATATATCACACCTCAAAGGAGTAACCTTATTGCATCAGCCAGATTGGCCTAAATCTTCAGAATATTCTAATGGAGAACTCTTAAAGATTAGAAGGTACATAGCAACTGCTGATACCCTAGTACAACTTATAATAGACATAACGCAAACTAAACAGGATTATATTATTTCTTTCGAAGGATCTTCTTATGGTTCTGCTATGGGAACTAATAATATTATAGACATGGCAGCAGGTGCGGCTATTCTTAAAGAAAGAATGCTTTCAGACCTTGATGTACATGATATATTTACAATAGCTCCTACTTCTTTAAAGAAACATGCCGGTAAAGGTAACATGAATAAGTCTGCCCTATGGGATGTCTTTTTAAATAATGTTTTAGAAGATAAAATTTTAACTAAACACCCTATACATAATTTTTGTGTTAACGAAATTGGCCCATCTAAAAAGATACCCAAACCGTTTGACGACTTAGTCGACGCTTACTTTCTAACAGACTATGTAAGGACCCTTAAAGCTAACACTGTGGAATAGATTTACCACTGAGGCTTAAAGACTTAAATTATACTGCCTTTGGCCCATAAAGTTTCATAATAATAAAAAAAGATAGAATACAATGAAAAATAATACAATAGCATCAGGTAGATTACTATCCCTTAAGACTATTCTTACAGAGATGTTACACCAAGATAGAATAACAGAAACAGAAATGTTAGATATTTTAAGAAAGGCCGGCCTCGCTCGCCTTCCTGAATCCTCTTCCAAATGGATAGATGAAGAAGGTTCTACATATACTTCATTAGATTAATATAGAAAGCCTGCCTGCCCGATACGGATATATAGAATAGTTATTATTGTGAAACCTTTTGGGAATTGCATGTATAACTATTGAAAGTTTTTTAAAGATTAAAGACATTAACGTAAATTAAAGCAATTAAAGACATGGCAGATTTTGACATTTTTAACCTCAGCGTATCAGACGTTGAAACTCATGAAACAAAGAGCTCAAGCTCTACAAATGAGATCTACAAACCATCAGCAGACGATGGTAAAGACGGAACCTATAAAGCACTTATTCGCTTTGTTCCAAACCCAGCAAACCCAAGAAATTCATTAGTTAAAAAGTATGTACACTGGCTAACTGATGCTAACGGCGACGGAAGACTTGTTGATTCACCTTCAACGGTGGGAGATAAGTGTCCAATTGCAGATGCATTCTTCAAACTTCGTAAGAGTGATTCAGCAGTAGACCGTAAGATGAGCGACAAGCTTAAGCGAAGAGAACAGTATTACTCACTTATTAAAGTAGTGAAAGATCCTCAAAATCCTGAATTAGAAGGAACTTACAAGATTTTCAAATTTGGTTACAAGATTAAAGAGAAGATTGAAGAAGAAACTAAACCTGCGTTCGGTGAACCAACTCAGATTTATGACTTATTCGAAGGAAAGAACTTTGAACTTATTATTACTCGCCAAGGTGAATATAATAATTATGATAAGTCTAAATTCTCTGCAACTAGATCTGCAATCGCAGTAGCTGGAAAACCAGCTGAAAGAAACCAAGAAGCTATGACAGCTATTAAAGGTGAATTAGACACAGCACCATCATTAGATCCTTATGGATATAAGAAATGGGATGCTGAAACTCTTGACTTTGTTAACGCAATCTTAAGACAGTACCTTAACCCTGGTTCTTCAATGGATTCTGTAATTTCTACTCCAAAACCAGCAGCTAAAAAGGCAGCTGTAAAAGAAGCGGCAACAGGAAATGATACTAACTTTGAATTCCCTGAAACAATGACAGCTACACCAAGTGCAGCTGAAACAAAATCTTCAACTGCACCAGCGGATAGCGATGATCTAGATTCTTTCTTAGATGAAATCGGAATCTAAAAAAATCACAGAAGATTTAAAGCAGAAGGTCAGAAGTTTAGTTAAACAAGTTTGTGTAAAAGAGCACGCTGACCCTAATAAACACATGATTAAGGAAATGCCAGGTCGTTTAAACCTGGCATGCCCTTATTGTGGTGACTCCCATGGTGAAACTCATAAGAAAAGAGGTAATCTATACTGGGCAACGTTACAATTCCACTGCTTTAATTGTGGACAACACTCAGATTTATATGGATTTTTAAAAGATCATCACCTAAAATTCCAAGATACTCAGGATTCTATTACAATTATAGAATATATCAAAGACCATAAGGTATCTGTTAATGAAGTGGAAACGCTTCAACATGGTGTATTTAAAACCCTATATGATTTGTCTCCTACTAGAAAAGAACTTAAAGAAGCTTTTAAGTTAGTAGAAATAGAACCAGGTGATCCGGCTTTCTTTTATTTAAAGAATAGATTTCTACATAAAAAACTAAGACACTTCTTATATTCTCCTAGAGATAAAAGAATTCTAGTTTTAAATTTAGCACCTGAAGATAAGATCATAGGGTTTCAAAGTAGATCTTTAAGGAAAGATAAAAATACAAGATATTTGACCTATGATATAGAAAAGATATATCAAGAAATGAATAAAGAATTACCTCTCCAGGAAGAACAGATGATATCATGTAAGAAACTATCTACTTTGTTTGGTATTATGACTGCAAACTTTCAAATGCCATGTACGGTATTCGAAGGACCCTTAGATGCTTTATTTATGCCTAACTCTATAGCACTTGCATCTGTTACTCGATCAACCGAAGAGTTAGATGAAATTCCAACAATAAGATATATGTTTGATAACGACGAAGCAGGAAAATCAAAGATGATGCAAAAATTAAAAAGAGGTAAAGAAGTATTTACATGGGACAAATTTCTGTCTGAATCGAAGATGGATAAATATCCTAGCAAGATTAAAGATCTAAATGATCTAGTTATCGCTGCTTGGAAAACAAAAAATAAATGTTTATCTACGATGGATAAGTATTTTAGTAATTCACGACTAGATGCTTATTACATATGATAGACGATTACATACAAATGGTAAATGACGAATTAGATCAATTCGAAGAAGATGGAAAAAGACACAAAAATCTAAAAATGATTATTGGGTTTAATGCAGCCGATTTATCACACAATGAAAAAGAAATTAAAATAACTCCTAAATACAAAAAGAAATTTAAGAGCCAAGTTTATATTAAGAAGAATACTAATAATAACTCATTATTCTAAATAACACCACATGACAGAACAATCAAATAAATCTAAGATTGTACAATTAGACGAATATTTAGCAAAGCAAAGATCAGAATGGACTTTAAAAATTAAAGAACTTACTGAAAACTTAAAAGAAGGTGTTAACCTAGAAGAAGTCAGCGCATATACGCTAAGCTATAGACAGATATTAGTTGAAAATTTAGCAACCATTGGTGGTAAGATTAGAACACAGAAAGGATCAGTAGACAAGTTATATAAACAGAAATGGATTGAATATTATAAGTTTGATTATAAGATAACAGATAAACAAAGAGAACGTTTTATCGATGCAGATCTTTCAGACGATAAACAGATTTTGGATTTACTTGAAAGCCAAAAAGCCTTTATTGAAGGCTCAGTAAAAACTCTCGACAATATGGGCTTTGCAATAAAGAATCGCCTTGATATTTCGAGACTGTAAAAAAAGTTAAATGAAAATTGATTTTAACTCTAACGGATGATAATCAATTCTTACGAATTGATGAAGCAGAGGAACTTGAACTAGAGCAGATTAAAATATCTTTAACTAAAAGAATTGATAGTTGGAGATTTAATCCTTTAGTCAAGAAAGGAATATGGGACGGATATGTCTCATATATCAAGGACGATAAGTGGATTCCCGCTGGTCTTTGGAGATATGTTATGCTCACTTGTAAGGAATATAATTATGATCTTAAACTTAATGGAATTCAAAGATTATTTGATAGAAACATAGGAGCCGAATCATTTGAAGCATGGGCTTTAGAATTTTTTGAGGGTAGTAAATTTGTTCCAAGAGATTATCAAATAGAAACAGCATTTAACATTTTAAAATTTAGAAGGTGCCTAGCTGAATTAGCAACGTCTGCTGGAAAAACACTTATTAGTTTTTTAACAGTGGCATATATGTTAGAAAAAGAAAAGGCTGAAAAGATATTATTTATAGTTCCTAACGTTTCTTTAGTTGTTCAGGCCCATGAAGATTTCCACGAATACAATAATAAGAATAGAATAAAACTAAAGATACAGCAGATATATGCTGGTCAGAAAATAAAGTCAGATAGGAATGTAGTGATAGGTACGTATCAGTCCTTAGTTAAAAAGCCTAAAGAATACTTTCAACAATTCGATGCTGTTATCGTAGATGAAACCCATAAGGCGAAATCTAATTCTATCAAGACTATATTGCAAAAATGTACAAGTGCACAATATAAGTATGGGTTATCAGGTACGATTCCTAAAGACGGAACACTAGATAAATTAACACTAATGAGTCAAACTGGTCCTGTAATTAGTGAAGTTAAGGCTGCATTCTTACAAAGTCAAGGGCATATTGCTAAATGTAAAGTAAAGGTAATTGAAATGAATTACGCACCTGATTCGGCTAAAAAGGCATTCGAAGAATTAGCGTTTAATAAGTATGACAGAAAGGATGTTTTTCAACTAGAACAAAACTATATTATTAATTCCTTTGGTAGGCTTAATTTTATATGTAATGTGATAGGAAAGGTTCCTAGGAACTCTTTAGTTCTGTTTCACAGGATAGAACATGGTAAAAAAATATACGAACAACTTCGTCAGAACTCAGATAAAAGAGTTTTTTATGTAGATGGAGGAACAGATAAAGATATTAGAGAAGAATATAAGAAGAAAATGGAAGCAGGAGATGAAGTAGTTATCGTAGCAAGTTACGGTACATTCTCAACCGGTATTTCCATTAAGAAAATTCATAACATATTCTTCACGGAATCATTTAAGTCCGAGGTGATCATCAGGCAATCAATTGGTAGAGGTCTAAGGCAACATGAGTCTAAAGAAGCGGTATTAATTATCGATTTTGTAGATGACATTAGAACTGACGAATGGGACAATTACCTATACAAACACAGTAGGGCAAGGCAGAAAATTTACAAACAAGAGAAATTTGAGTATAGTATTAAGAAAGTCAAATTTGACGGAGATATATAGAATAACGAAACTAAATTAAATAAACATTAAAAA